ACTCCAGAATATCCAAATGGAACTTATGCATATTTTGCAACAATTAACAATTCTTCCGCGGATTCATCTGGAACTTTTTCTGGATACAAGTCACCGGTATTTCCATATTTAATTGGAAATACCTTTAAATCAATACCAAACGAATTTAACTTCAAAAAAAAATCAAATCAAAGAGATTTTGATTTAAATCAAACTAATTATTTAAGAAACACTAATCAATATAATTTAATTGAAAACAACACTTCTTATCCATACTTAAACTTACCAAATCTTTTAGACCAAACTACAGATATTAAATATGCTTCTCAAGGTTCTATAGACGAAATAAATATAGTTTCTGGCGGTTCTGGATATAAAGTTGGAGATAAATTATTATTTGATAATAATGATACTGATGGATATAATGTATCTGCTGAAGTAGAAAGAATTTTTGGAAAATCTGTAAATTCAATAAGTGTAGCATCTACATCAATAATAAACGTTGAATTTTATCCCAGTGCTCCTCAAGGAAATTTTGTAGCATTTTGTCAAGATCCACACAATTTAACAAATACTGATTTAATTTCCGTTTCCGGGTTAAATACATCTTCATCTTTAATTGAAGGATCATATAGAATTGGAATATCTACAAATACATTTACACTTACTGCTGACATTGGATCTACTGCAGTAACTGGAATTGTTACTTATTTTTCTCTTGCAGGTGATTTAAATCCATTTACTGGTGTAATTCGTGAAAATGATGTTTTAGGAATCGGAACAGAACAAATTAAAGTATTGAATGTTGATGCGAGGGCATCAAGAATTAGAGTTAGACGTGCAATAAATGGAACTGTTGGATCTGCTCATAGTGTTGGTAATGTTTTATATGAAAGGTCTAGAAAATTTAAAATAAATGCAGGATTTAGTTCTCAATTTGATTACAAAGTTAATCGTGAAATTTATTTCAATCCAATTGAAGCTGTTGGATTAGGAACAACTTCAGGAATTGGAATTGGTGTTACTTTAATCTTCTCAAATCCCGGACCTGGCATTGCTCAAATTTTTATTCCCACCAAATCCATTTATATTTCAAATCATCAACTAAACACTGGTGATGAATTAATATATTCTACAAATAGTGGAACTCCAATTGGAGTTTCTACAAATGGAATATCTACTTTAATATCAATTTCAGATCAGCAAACAGTTTTTGTTGCAAAAATATCAGATGATTTAATTGGCATTTCTACTGTTCGTGTTGGTCTAGGCACCACTGGAACTTTTGTTGGAATTGCAAACACCACTCGGGGAACAGGAACTTTATTTTTTAGAAATGTAGGCACAGGAGATAATCACAGTTTTAAAACAACTTATGCTGGTTTATCTGGAAGTGTTTCAAAAAATATTGTTACAGTATCTACTGCACAAACTCATGGACTTTCAAATAATGATATTATTTTTGTTGATGTAAATCCATCTATATCAACTACATTTACTGTAAAATATAATGATTATAACAGAAAGGTATTAATAAATCCAAAAGATTTTGTCTCTGCTGGAATCAATACAATTACAAATACAATTACAATTTCAAATCACAACTTTAAACGTGGTCAAAAAGTAATTCATACTGCGGTCACTCCTGCACATGGACTTGAAGATAATAAAGAATATTTTATTTCTATTGTTGATGCCAATAGAATTAAACTTACAAATACTTATTATGACTCTATTAACGAAAAACCTGAGATTGTTGGTATTACCAGTGTTTCTAACGGGACACTATCTTTAGTCAATCCACCAATTAAAGTATATCAAAATTCTTCTGTTATATTTGATTTATCAGATTCATCCCTCTCATATACTCAACAAGGATCATCTTATCCTGCATTTGATTTTAGACTATTTAAAAATTATAATTTTACGGAAAATTATGATAGTAATTCCGACAATCAAATATTTGAAGTAAAAAAAGTAGGAATCGTTGGTGTTACAAGTGATGCAAAAGTTACTTTGTCGGTTGATGAAAACATACCAAAAACTCTTTACTATAAATTAATTCCAATTTACGATGGAGCAAATCTTCCCGATACTAAAAAATTAATTAATGAAGATTTCGAAGTTGTATCAAAAAATGAAATTCAAGTTAGAAAGAGTCAATATAATGGAGCACATAATATTACAGTGGGATCTGGAACAACGTTTACTTATAATCTTCCAAATCTTCCAGAATCTGATTTATATACTTCAGGAATATCCAGTATAAGATACGAAACTACTTCGTTAGATTCTTATGGAACTATTTCAAAAATTAAACTAAGTAATAAGGGGTTAAATTATTATTCACTTCCACAAATTTTAAATGTTGCTGGAATTTCCACATTAGGTGTTTCAACATCAGGAGTTGGAACTGGAGCAATATTAGAATCTTCAGGCACTTCTATAGGCAAAATTAAATCTGTAAAAATTAATGATATTGGATTTGACTTTCCTTCAGATTTAACATTAAGACCAAGCGTAGGAATTCCGCAAATTATAAAAATAGATGCTCTTCTATCTTTTGAATCCATTGGAATATCTTCATTTGGTAGAGGATATAACACTCCACCAAAACTTATAGTTTTAGATGGAAAAACTAATAATGTTGTTCCAGAAGTTGATTTAAAATTCAAGGTTGGTAGCAATAAAGTAGAAATTTTAAAAAATACCACTGGATTAAACCGAGTAAATCCAACAATTTTGCCAATTCAAAATCCAAATGGAGTTGGAATTTCTTCCATTTATTATAACTCTAGTACAAAAGATGTAACTGTGACTTTTGCAGTTGGTTTTAGTACATCTAATTTATTTCCATTTGCAGTAAATGATAAAGTTTTAATTGAAAATATTAGTGTGGGAGTTGGGTCAACTGGAAAAGGATTTAATTCAGAAAATTACAATTATCAATTGTTTACTTTGACTTCAGTTGATCAAAATCTTGGAGCAACTGGCGGATCTGCAGTATACAATCTAAGTGAATTTCTTATTGGTTCAGAAACTCCAGGCACTTTTGATCCAGCAAATTCTTCTGGTAAAATTATTGCACAAAAACATTTTCCAATTTTTAATATAACTTTAAAAAATAATGATTTCTTTAAAGGAGAAACTGTAACTTCATCTGAAATTGTAGGAACAATAGAAGATTGGGACCCAAAATCAAGCATTGTAAAAATTGTATCTAAAAAGAATTTTAAAATTGGAGATACAATAAAGGGATTATCTTCAAAAACTCAAGGAGTTGTATCTACAATTAAAATATTTGATGCATTCTTTAATCTTGGAGCAACATCAAAAGTTATAAAAGGATGGCAGTCTGATGCTGGCACATTGAATAATGATCTACAAAGAATTCAAGATAGTTTTTATTATCAAAATTTTTCATATTCAATAAAATCTAGAGTAGATTTTGATACTTGGAATGATGCAGTAAGTTCTTTAAACCACACTACAGGATTTAAAAAATTTGCAGATTATCAATTAGAAACTCCGGTTACTTTGGAAGAATTTAATTCTAATTCACTTGTCGTTAATTTACCATCTGATTTAACACCTATCACTATCATAAGTGATATTATTAATGTTGTGAATTTAAATTGTGTTTATGATTTTGATACAGTAAAAGAGAATTCATTTAAAATCGGATCTCAAGTTTTTTCAGATGAAATAATATTCTCAAATAGAATTCTAACAGATTATCAAGAATCTGTTGGAAATAGAGTTCTTGCAATTGATGATATAAGTTCAGAATTTAATAGTAATCCAAGACCAACTCCCTTTGTTGAAGTTCAAAGATTTGCTTTAGAAACTTCAAGAACACAAAAATATTTTACGTGTGTAAAGGATAGAAGATTTCCAGATCAAAGACAATTTTCAATTATTACAAATATTATTGATGACCAAGAGATAGTATATGCCACTGAATATGGAACAATTGAAAGTTCTTATGATATGGGATTTTATGATGTTACTTTTGATGGAAATGAAGGAGTTCTTACATTTTTTCCAACAAAATCTACTATTAATGATTTTGATTTATGCACACTTTCATATAATATTAGTGATAATATTTCAGGAGTTGGAAGTACATCTTTTTCAGACTTTGTAGATATTACTTCATATTATACTAATGTTGGTCTTGGATCCACTGCTACTATTATAGGAATTTCAAGTAGTTACAGAGGATTAAAAGTTTTAGTTTCAATCGCAGCAACTGAAAACAGATATGAAATTGATGAATTAAATATAATTCATGATGGAACTAATGTAGAACTTTTAGAGTATGGGCAATTAACAAACCACACAAAAACAAATGCATATTCAAGCCCAGGACTTGGTACATATCATGCATATCTTTCCGGTTCCCAACTAAAACTTGATTTTATACCAAGAGTAGGAGTTGCTGCAACAATTAATGCAATTCAAATAGGATTTACAACTTCAACAACTGTTGGAGTGTCAACTTTTAATATGAAACACGCCTCATTAGAAGGTAGATGTGAAATTATTCCAGCAACTCCAACTCCAACCCCAGTGGTGATTAGTTCATATCCCAACATTTATGGTGGTGCATACTTTGCCGTTCAAATATCAGATACTACAAATAATATTCACCAATTATCAGAAATTTCTGTTATTAACAATGATACTATTATTGGAGATAATACCGCTTATATAAATGAGTATGCATATGTTGATACTACTCGTAGCAATAATCGTTCTGGTCTTGGAACCATTGGAATTCAACTAACTTCCACAACAGTTGATTTGGTATTTACACCATTACCATCTATTGATATTAATGCAAAAGTTTACTTAAATGCATTAAGATTCCAAGACGATGACAGAGATTTGATCAGTTTCCTAAATGCATCTATTCAAACAACATATGCACTTTATGAAGGAACTGAGGTTGATATTAAACGTGCATTTAATTTAAGAAATAAAACTAGTACAATATTTGAAAAATCTTTTGTTGGATCTTCTTCTACAATCATCAACACTACTTCAGACGTTATTTACTTACCAAATCATTTCTTTGTAACCGGAGAAAAAGTTAAATATTCTAATAGCACTGCTGGCGCTGGATCAACAAATGCTCTTGGAATTGCAGCAACTAGTTTTGTTGGTGTTGGAACAACCAGTAAATTACCAGATGATGTTTTTATTGTAAAAGTTGATGTAAACAATGTCAAACTAGCAAGAAGTGCAGAAGATGCTCTTAAGTCTGTACCAAAAGTTTTGGATATTACTAGTGCAGGAATTGGAACAGATCATAAATTTACCTCTGTAAATTCAAATGCAAAAATACTTGTTGCACTTGATAATATGATCCAATCACCAGTAGTTTCTACTTCAACCACTGCAAAATTAGTAAATAGGATGTTTACTACCGATGAAACTATCTTTGTTGATAACATTACATCATTCTTTGGGGGAGATTTGATTCAAATTGATAATGAGATAATGAGAGTTGATGGTGTTGGCATTGGAAGCACTAATGTAATACAAGTTAGAAGACCTAGATTGGGAACAACAATTGTAGGACATACAACCGGTGCTACAGTCACTAAAGTAACTGGTGATTATAATATAACTGGTAATGTACTTAATTTTGTAGAAGCTCCTTTTGGAGTAACTCCACTTAGCAATCCGTTTAATCGTCCCAATGAAAGAAATTGGATTGGAATTTCTACAGGATCATCATTCCAAGGAAGAGTGTTTATGAGGTCTGGAATTACAAATACATCAAATGAACCTTATAATAAAAATTATGTTTTTAACAACATTTCATCTGGATTTAATGGATCTACTAATCAATTTACATTAAAATCTAATGGCATTGACGTTAATGGAATTGAAAATGAAAATGCAATTATTTTAATTAATGATATTTTCCAAGGTCCCGGATTAACAAATGATTACACCCTAACAGAATCTGCAGGAATTACAACAATTGCCTTTACTGGTGCAGCTACATCAGTTTCTTATGATATTAATAATGCTAGTATTCCCCGCGGAGGAATTATAGTTTCTGTTGGTTCCACAGAAGGATTTGGTTATCAACCTTTAGTTTCTGCTGGAGGAACTGCAACAGTTTCGGTGGCTGGCACTATTTCAGCAATTAGTATTGGTAATAGTGGATCTGGATATCGTTCGGGTGTTCAAGTTGTTAGGGTTGGTGTTGCACTTTCTTCAACTAATACTCCAGATATTGAATTTATTGGAACTGCTTCGGTAAGTAATGGTAGTATTGTAAGTATTGCGATTACAAATCCAGGTACAGGATATACATCTACAAATCGACCATATGTGATATTTGATGATCCACTATCATATTCAAATATTCCTCTTATTTACAATTCAGGATCTTCTGGAGTTGGTACGGCAGCAAGAGTTAATATTGTTGTTGGGCAAGGATCTAGTATAATTGATTTTGAAATTACTAATACTGGATATGGTTATGTTGATGGACAAATTTTAACTGTTCCAATTGGAGGTTCAACTGGAATTCCAACAACAGGCACGTCATTTAAACCATTCAAACTTAATGTAGAACAAACCTTTATAGATGAATTTAGTGGATGGTCAATTGGAGAACTTCAGGTTCTTGACTCTATAGATAATCAATTTGATGGAGAAAAAGTTTCTTTTCAAACAAAAATAGCAAATAATATAATTTCCATTCTTTCTTCTAAAGGATCAAATATTATCGTTCAAGATACATTATTAGTATTTCTCAATGATATTTTACAAGCTCCTGGTAAATCGTATAAGTTCCCAGGAGGAAGCACTATTACATTCATAGAACCACCTAAAGTTGGAGATAGGTCAAAAATTCTCTTCTATCGTGGAAGCGGATCTGTTGATGTTTTAGATGTTAATATTTTAGAAACTGTTAAAGAGGGTGATGAGTTAACAATTAATTATGATCCTTCTGTCGGACAAACTCCGATACTTCAGGAGGAAGCAAGAACGGCTACTATTATTAATTCTACAGAGTCAGTTAGTACCAATCCATATTTTGGTCCAGGAAATGTTAGTGACAGAAATCTTGAAAGACCCATAAACTGGTGTAGGCAAACTGAAGATAAAATTATTAATCAAAAAACAATTGGAAAGAGTAGAATTCACTACGAAGCAGCAATTACTCCAACATCATATTTAATTCAACCAGTTGGAATTGGAAGTACTGTTCTTTATATTGATAATATAAGACCATTCTTTAATCCAACAAATGAAAATAACGTCACATTAGAGTTCCAAAAATCAATCACTATCCTTTCTCAAGATAATAAGGTTGGAGTATCCGCAACTGTGGTAGTATCTATTGCAGGAACAGTTAGTTCAATTGTAATTAGTGACGGTGGAGTTGGATATACAACCATACCAACAGTATCAATTTCTGAACCAATTGGATTTGGAACAACAACAGCACAAAATACTGCTAGTGCAATTGCAACTATATCTGGAGGAATTGTAACAGGAATTGCAATTACATTTGGAGGAGGTGGATACATATCTACCACTTCTCCACAAGTGTTAATTCAGTCACCAAGTATAATTAAAGAAACTAACACTGTTTCATCATATTTGGGAGATTCTGGTATAATTGTTGGATTTGGAACTACTGCAACTGGCATTACATTTGATTTTTATATTCCAACTAATTCATATTTAAGAGATACTTCTGTTGTTGGAACTGCACTTACAGTTAGTGGTATTGGGACTGGTGATTACTTCCTGGTTTATGATTCAAATATTGGGTCTGCATCAACATCAATAACATCAAAAGACATTGATAATAATACTATTGGAATTGGAACAGATTTTGTCAATAATGTTTATCAAGTACAAAGTGTGAGCAATGTAAGTGTTGCAAATACTGCGATTGGAATTGCAACAGTTGGTACTGCAACAACCACTATAAGAAGAGTTAATGCAATAGTTAGTGGTATATCAACAATTAGTGGATATTCTGGAGTAGGAATAGGTACTACTACAATTAGTTTTGGTAACTTTAGTTGGGGAAAAATTGTATTATTGGGAAGATCGAAAGAAAATACTTACAATTTCTATGGAAATGTTGGAGTTGGTGGAATTTCAACTTCTGGTGTTGTTAAGAGGACTCTTCCACTCAAATTTGAAAACTATATTATTACTTAAATAAATAATAAAAAAGTTACATAAAATGGCAGCAATTATAACTGATCAAATTAGAATATTAAATGCAAAGAATTTTGTTGCAGGAGTGAGTTCTGCAGTAAATTCTTATTATTCTTTTATTGGTTTACCAAATCCTTCTAATATTCAATCTGATTGGGATGCAAACCCCCCATCACCTAAAGATAATTTTGATGAGGAAAATAATTATTGGGACAGTATGATTGCATTAAAAAAAAATAATGCAAGTGACGTTAGGCAAGTAGTTCAAAAACGTTTATGGTCGTCTGGTACAACTTTTGATATGTACCGTCATGATTATAGCAGATCAAATACTGCTAAAGTTACGGGTGCAACTAATTTATATTCGGCAGCATATTATGTTTTAAATAGTGACTATAGAGTTTATATTTGTTTACAAAACGGATCGACTCCAGAAAATCTAAGTGGTAGAGCTTCACTTGATGAACCACTATTCACTGATTTAGAACCAAGAGTAGCAGGTTCTAGTGGTGATGGATATATTTGGAAATATCTTTATACTATTAAACCATCAGATATTATTAAATTTGAATCTACAGATTTTATGCCAGTTCCTACAAATTGGGAAACAAGCACTGAAAATGCAGCGGTCCGAAATAATGCAGTTAATGGGTCTATAAAAATTGTTACTGTTGTAAATAAAGGCATTGAAGTAGGCCCTGCTAATACCACTTATACAAAAGTCCCTATTCGTGGTGATGGCATTGGAGCAGAGTGTACTGTTGTCGTTAATAACGATCAAAGAGTTGAATCGGTTACAATATCAAATCAAGGATCTGGATATACTTTTGGTACTGTTGATTTAGTTGCCGGGAATGTTCCCACTGGAACTACTTTACCAGTATTAAATGTAATTATACCTCCCAAAGGTGGTCATGGAAAAGACATCTATAGAGAGTTAGGTGCATATAACGTTTTGCTGTACTCTAGAATCGAAAACGATAATCAAAATCCAGATTTTATTACTGGCAATCAAATAGCAAGAGTTGGAATTGTTGAAAATCCAGAATCATTCAATTCAACTCAAATATTAACTATAGATAAGGCAAGTGCTGTTTATGCACTTAAGTTAACTGGTAGTGGACTTAATAATGCAACTTATACCGCAGACTCATATGTCACTCAAACAGTGTCTACAGCAACTACTGCTGTTGGTAGAGTCATTAGTTATGACCAAGTAACTGGTGTCTTAAAATATTGGCAAGATAGATCTAATTCAGGATTTTCGACAGTTGGACTTGCAGTAACTAATCCAACATATGGATTTAACCAAATTGAATTTACAAATGCTTTTGGTGCTGGTGGATCTCTTACAATATCTGGTGGATCAGTAAACTTGGGAATTGATACTTCTTTTACAGGTCTATCTACTGTGATAAATAATAGAACATATTACCTTGGACAATCCTTTACAAGTGGTCTTGCAAATCCAGAAGTTAAAAAATACTCTGGAAATATTGTTTATGTAGACAATAGACCATCAATTACAAGGTCATCAAATCAAAAAGAAGATATCAAAGTCATTTTGCAGTTCTAACAAATTATGTCTCAGCAAACTAATCTCAACGTAGCACCATATTTTGATGATTTTGATGCAAATAATGACTATCATAAAATCCTTTTTAAACCCGGAGTTCCTGTTCAGGCGAGAGAATTAACATCTCTTCAATCAATCCTTCAAAATCAAATTGATAAATTTGGTCAACATTTTTTTAAAGAGGGTGCAAAAGTAATACCAGGAAATACTGGATATACACAATTATATCGTTGTGTTCAACTTCAAAATATTTTTCTTGGAGTTCCTGTTGAAGCATATGTTAATCAACTTGTTGGAACTAAAATTACAGGACAAACTTCTGGAGTAACTGCATTTGTAGATAGAGTTCTTCTTTCACAAGAATCTGAAAGAGGAAATCTTACTCTTTACATTAATTATTTGGGTTCAAGCACTCAAAATAATGCAAGTGAAGTATTTTTAGATGGAGAATCATTATTTTCAAATACAACAATTACTTCAGGTCTTTTAGGAAATACTTCTATCTCTGCTGGACAACCATTTGCAATAACTCTTGCAAATGATTCTACTGCAACAGGATCTTCTTTTAATATTACAGAAGGTGTTTATTTTATTCGTGGACAATTTGTAAATGTTAGCACAGAAACTCTAATTTTAAGTCAATATACTAATAAACCAAGTTATAGAGTTGGATTAAATATAAATGAACAAATTATTAATTCAGATATTGACGAAACACTAAACGACAATTCGCAAGGATTTAATAACTATGCAGCACCTGGTGCAGATAGGTTAAAAATTTCAACATCATTAATCACAAAAAGTTTAACCGATTATGACGATAATAATTTTATAGAATTAGCTGTTATACAAGAAGGTGTTTTAAGATCCAAGAAAAACACTACAACATATAACTTAATTGCAGATGAGCTAGCAAGAAGAACTTATAATGAGTCTGGTGATTATTTTATTACTCCATTTGATGTTTCAGTAAAAAATTCTTTAAATGATAATAAAGGAAATCGGGGTATTTTTAATGCCGGGCAATTTACTTACGGTGGAGCACTTCCGTCCGATAATCTAGCACTATATCAAGTATCTCCAGGTAAAGCAATTGTTAGGGGGTATGAAGTAGAAACAATTAGTCCAACATTTTTAGATGTAGAAAAACCAAGAACAACTAAAACACTTAAAAATCAATCAATTAATTATAACACTGGATCTACACTAGCTTTAAATAGAGTTTATGGAGCTCCTACGGTTGGAATTGGAAATACTTAT